CAGGCCACAGTCAATTGGCCACCGCAAGGTAGGAGCGTCAACTATGAGACGTCTCTGAATGTATCGACTCATGTGTCAGATACAAGCCTACAGCCTTGTGCTGTGGGTCATTGACTGTCATCCCCGCAAATTCAGGGATCTTAACAGAGAAGAAAGCAACCACGTTGCTGTCTCCGCATAGTGCTCTATAGCGAGTGATTTCCATGAGTTCTCCTGTGAAAATATAATTATGACAGAAAACTAAAGAGTTTACCAGTATTACTGGCAATAAATTCAATTTTCAAATACACTGACAAGTGAAATCATTAATCGCTAGTCTTGCGTTATAGACATGATTTCAAAACCGCGTAACCCGACGCTCGCAACGTCACAAATGGAAAACTTATGACCGAAGCTGAAACATCAGGCGTAGAACAGGAGATCGCCACTCCAGAGCATCAGGACATGGGTGAAGCTCATGAGCCGCAAGAGCAGAACGAAGCCCCTCAAGTGGTCGAAAGCGATCAAGAGAAGAACTTCAGACAGCTCCGTGAGGCAAATGAGCGACTACGGCAGAAAGATGAAGAGCGTGATCAGATGATGTACGCGATGCAAAGGCAAATGCTTGAGCATTCTTCGCAAAAGAAGCAACCCGAAAAAGAGCCTGAGGTGGACGAATTAGCTGGGATAGACCCGACTGATTGGCCAACCGTGAGCCAAGCGAGACGAATAGCTCGCCAAGAATGGGAAGCTTTGGAAGCGGAAAAGCACAAGAGGGAAGCCCCGAATCGTGTGAAAGCCAAACTCTCCGACTTCGACTCCGTGGTTACAACAGAAGCGATGAAACAACTGCAGGCATTAGAGCCTGATGTGTTTCGTGCTCTTGGTTTCATTGGTGATGAAGAAGCTCAGGCGGTTGCGGCATACAAGTACATCAAGGCGTACGTGCCCAAGGTGCAAGAGGCAGCGGAAGCGTCGAAGCGGATTCAACAAAATGCCAACCGGCCTAAAAGTCTTAGCGCGACAACAGGTGGAAGCCCATTGTCACAGGCGGGAGCATTTGAACAGGGGCTAACCCCTGCTCTTAAAGCTCACCTTTTAGCTGAAATGAATGAGTGCGCGCGTCGAGCTTAAAATAATGTCTGCTCTAATCTAAAGGAGCAGAAATGGCCATCACAACAAGTAGTGTCCTACCAGCACCGGTTAAAGCTTGAATTGAGCCGGTATAAAACTTGAGGTGATTACTTGGGAAGCCTAAACATAAATCCTAGCCTATGCTATACGGTTATAGATACAGCATAGGAGGAAATATGCAGGGTAACCAGAGGCAAACGCTTCTAGCATATGCAGCAGGTATTTTAGACGCAGATGGATGCTTCATGATAAGCAAACACAAAAGAAAGACAAAGACAAATAGGAAATATTCCAATGTGGAAAAACTTTCCCCTACATATATGCCAACAGTGAAAGTGGCTATGGTAGAGTCTGAAGCAATCGATTTGTTGATCCATGAGTTAGGATACGGTAAGCATAATTTAGAAGGCGCTCGGAAAAGTAGACCGAATAATAAGCCGATTTACCATTGGTATCTTCGTGGGGCAAAAAAGGTGCTCCCATTTCTCGAGGAAGTCACTCCTTATTTGAGAGTGAAGACAAAAAGGTCAAACTTCCTTAAGAAATATTGTGAACGAATGGTAAATGTTAAAAATGTCGGCTTTAGAGGTCTAACTGATCACGAGCTAGATTATCGAGAGGACTCTTATATAAAAATGAGGGAGCTCAATGGTAATAAAGTAGCCGCAACGACTAAGTCCTCGAGACCCGAGAGGGTAAGCGATAGTCTAATCTCATAGGAAACTATGAGAGGGAAGGTTGAAGCGCCATCCCCGCCGCCGTAAGGTGGTCAGTAGGCCCTAACTAGGCCGAAAGTAATAGATAGTCAACAGAGTTTTAGCTTTAAGCTACTGTCCGTACCAGTGCCGTATATGATCCACAAGATTCCTGCGATGCTTAAGCAAATGCCAAGGAATGGCGGAACAGATTTACGAATGCGTAGGTACAATCCTCTTGCGACTGCTACAGTCCCATTAGGCAATTCCGGGATTTACCCCCCAGCACAAACCCTCTCAGCGATTGACATCGATGCCAAGATGGATTTCTACGGCACTTATGTTGTACTCAACGAACAGGTTACCCTACAAAACCAGGACCCTGTATTAAACGAAGCTGCCAAGCGACTTGGTGTATCACTAAGACAGACCGAAGACGAACTAACCAGAAACATGCTGGCAGCTACGGCTTCCTTCATCAACTGCGTGGGCGGTACCAACGGTGACAACCCAACTGAAATAGCCCGGTCAGACATTGACGAGGTCATCAAGACGCTTGCCACTGCCAACGGTGCAACTATCTCCGATTCAATTGATGGGGAAGATAAGTTCGGTTCATCTCCTATTCGCGATGCTTACTTTGTCATGGCGTCGACTCAACTTATTGGAGATTTGGAGAATGTCACAGGCTTTATTGCCAAGTCTCAGTATCCAAACCAAGATAAGGTGCTTCGGCCAGAATGGTGCTCGATTTCCAACACTCGTTGGCTTTTGAGTTCTATCGGATCTTCTAATGCTAATGCTTCCCTCAATGGTGCAACCGTTTTCAACTGCTTCGTAGCAGCGATGGAAGCGTACGCATGTATCGAGCAGGATGATTATAGCGCTCAGTTTATCTATCGCCCACCTATCTATGATGGACCGCTAGCTTTGAACGCCTCTGTTGGATACAAATTCGCAGAAGTACCACGCATCACCAACGATGCTTGGATTATCAACCTAAGATGCACCCTATCAGTATAAGGAGGAAATTATGAGCGAACAACTTATTGCTTCAGGCTCCTTCACATCAGATGGAGCAGCCCACAGCATCGCCCTACGTTCGGATTTCGATATCTTTCGAGTGTGGAACCAAACGCAGGCAGCGACGACTCAGACAACGGGTCGTGGATGCAAGTTCGAATGGCAAAGAGGTCTCGCGGCTGGCGCAGGATTCATGTTTACTAAGCAGAATTCATCAAATGCGCTCGACTTAGAGTTTATCACTACTGGTGGATTCACTCGTGTTGACCAATCTAGCCAGGTTTTAGGTGCAGAGCAAGCGACATCCGGTACAGACGTAACACAAGCAAATCCAGCAGTTGTGACGGTCACAGCACACGGCTACAGCAATGGCGATCGCGTCCGTATCTACGGAACGACTGGCATGCTGCAGATCGCAGGCTATGACTTCACTATCGGCAGCGTAAGCACTAATGATTTCGAACTTTCCTACCTGGATAGTTCTGGATTCGCAGCGGTTGCTACAGCTGGTTTTGTCCGTAAAGTCCCTAACAATCCTATTTATTCTCCACAGGCTAACCGTATTACGGCGATTACTGCAGCGAATCCTATGGTTGTTACCCTAGCGGTTACACACGGCCTGTCTGTAGGTGAAAAGATCCGTCTTTTTGTCACTTCTGATTTCGGAATGACAGAGGCGAATGGTCTTTTAGGTGAAATCACAGCAGTAAGCACCGTAAACAACACTGTCACTTTGGACATTGATTCTAGCGGGTTTACTACTTTTGCTTTCCCAACTTCAGCGGATGCAGCATTGGGTGTTACACCTGCTCACATCGTTCCTGTTGGTGATGCAACGTCTACCCTTGCGGGATCAATGGATAACACTGCACAAATCGTGATGGAACTTGGAGCTGGAGCCGATGGCCCAGCTGGTAGCACCAGTGACGTGATCTACTGGGAAGCCCTAGCTAGTAGATACACTCTAGCTGAGTAAACCTATAAGGAGGGGGACAGAACGTCCTCCTCCTTATATTAAATAATTGATAAACCAGAGTGGAAAAATACAATGAGCAAAGACAAAGAGCCGGTAAAACTGTCCTTATCCAAAGATACGGACAAAAAAGTTTCCGAAAAGCAAGAAACTGTCCGAATGGCACCTCTTGAAGAGGCAAAAGTAACGGCAAATTGTGACGAAGACGATCATGTTTACCGCATGTGGAAGGAAGAGAGTCGCCTTGTTAAGGGAATCTTCCGATTCCGTGAGCCTGCAGGTGGAAACGTACAGTTTTATTTCAGAAAGTACAAGTGGGATCCGACCCAAGAATACATCATGCAAGATGGCGAAGTGTATGAGGTGCCCCTCGCTGTAGCTAGACACCTAAACGCTAACTGCAATTATCCGATTCACTCCCATATCCTTGGTGCTGATGGCAAACCAACAGTAGATACCAAAGGCCGAGTGAAGAGCCGAATGAATTTCGAAGGCTTGGAGTTCGCAGTTGCTTGATATACCGCGTTATATTTCTTTTAAAAAGTTCGGCGGGAATTGGGGGTTGCTGGGATCCAGCGACAACCCAGTCGAACTTTTAGGCAATAGCGCTATTTGGGACTCTATAGACAATATTTGGGTTGATGTAAATAAAAGAGGCGAGGTTGTCATTTCAAAATATAATGACGACCACTTTAAAATGCCGAATTTAAATAAATTGTGTGTAAGAAGGGTGTACTCGCAGACTTGGATTTCTTACTCTTCGAGTCTAGATCAGGACGAACTTTCCATTAGTGAATCTTATTTTAAAGAAGTTCACAAAGATATGGTTCGCCTGGCGATTCTTTTAAAAAAAGATGTCCCCGCCGAAGTTGTGTCCGAGTATAAAACTGTATTACCAAGTTTAAACTATCCCAAAGATGATTTTTTACAAAATGAAATCTAAAGTCATGATTAAATTTATATTGATAATCTGCTTGATAGTCGTTTCGTATTTTACATTTTCAACTTTTAACTTGCTAACCAAATATCCCTAGCACAAGGCTAGTGGTTTAATGAAGACGAAAAAACCTTTAAGGAGCGGGAATTCCCCCGGCGGTACAAGACCGGCGGTACCCTTCCCGTCAATACAATGGAAAATATTACAAGAGACGAAGCAAAAAAACGCATGCGATTAGACTGGTGCAAATATTGTGATCAAAAGGAATTGCTCGCAGCTCTTCTAGAAGATGATATCGAAAAACTGGATACATATCGTAGATTAAAACAGAAAGTTGACAGTTATAATGCCGAAATGGAGGAATCTATTGATTCCTCGGACGAAGTTACTTTTTTGAAAAAAGTGATCGAATACAGACCTCCAAACATTTCAGGGGATTAAAAACGGAGAACAACACAAGTATCACGGTGTAAAAATGAGCAAAAGCACACTACTACAGATCAAAAAAAAGACCAGGAGACTAACAGCAAGCCCCTCACCAAATCAGCTAAGTGAAGCAGATTTGGAGGAATATATTGACACTTTCTACGAGCAAGACTTCCCGGCAGCCTTGAAGCTTTGGAATACTCATAGCAAGTACGAGTTCTTCACGATACCAAATGAAGATCAATACCCGTTTGATACAAGCCTTTATCAATCCGTCCTTCCTCCTGTCTATATTGATGGTCTAGAGGCTCTCTATTCCCAGTCACGAGAAGAGTTCTTCAACATATATCCAAAGCTGAATATAGAGCAGAATGCGGGACAAGGAGACGGGACAGCAGGACCGTATTCCTTCACCCTTAGTCAGCTACCCGTCCTTAAGCGAGCGGTAACAGTTTACGCAGCGGATACCACTGGGGGGACGCAATCAGCAAGTGACGTGCCAGATTCTCCAACAAGCGCGACAGGCACATGGATAGACAACGTAACAGGAATAGCCCTGGCAGGAGCTATTAATTACGTGACGGGAGTAAGCACCATAACCTTCACGACAAATATAGCCTCAACAGAAAGCATTAACGCGACATTCTCCCCTTATACAGGGAGCAGGCCAAGCGCAATGCTGTTCTTTAAGGATTATTTCATCCTTCGGCCAGTACCAGACAAAGTATATCGTGTTTCCATGGAGGTTTACCAGACCCCTTCACAGCTGCTAAGTTCCTCTAACCACTCAGATGCTAACACACCGGATATAAGTCAGTGGTGGCAGTACATCGCGGCAGGAGCAGCAATCAAGATCCTAGAGGATAGGCAAGACATCGAGAGTATAAAAAACATTTTGCCACTATTCCAAAAACAAGAAGCTCTTATCACATACAGAACGGCTACGCAGCAAGCACCTGAAAGAACAGCGACGATATTCACTAATCAAACTGGTATTAGTAGCCTAGGATTTGGAATTAAATAATGGTTTATAAACCTAATATCCCACAGCCCACAGACTTCATATCCCAATCACAGAAGGACATGATTGGAAACTTCGAAACTACAGATTCAATATGGGGACAAGCCCCTACGGAGCAAGAAAACGTAGGAGATCACGTCCCGTTAACCAATGCTAAATTAGAAGATTTGGGTGCCCATAAGAAGTTAAGTCTACCAGAGCAAGCGGTTGAACCAGCTCCTGGGGTGAATGAGATAACATTATTTTCAAAAGACACTTCTGCAGTTTCAGAACTCTACTACAGAAGAGATGGAGACGCAGCAGGAATACAGCTTACTTCACTAGGTGGTATTATAATCGGTGGTCTTGTCTTACGGGCATTCGTGATATTTGATTTCGAAGGAAACATTATGGAAAGAGAGGAGCTTGACAGTGAGGGAAAGACGATCAAAGTGCCTCTCTCTTACAATGTTTCTAGCGTTACTCCTAACCAGCCACTAGTGCAAGGCAAAAACATCTACGGAGATTGGAATATTAATTATACAAACAATCTTCCAACAGCGGACTATATATGGGATTATCGAGCCTTTGTAGATTTAAATTTTAATCCGTTTGGCTTAAGACTAGTCCAAGCACAACCTTTTTCTACAGCAACATATTCCGCGGCAGTTTCAACAAGTCATTTTAGGGCCTTCAGCACAAATATTGCCGGCAGTGGAACCTCAATATCACCAGCAGGACCAGTAGTCTTAAGATTGCAAAGAATGATTTTTCAAGCATACACCGTGGCATAAGGAAATAATATGACATACGACCCGGACAAACCTCAGCCAAAAGATATATTGTCAGTCAGCCAAGCCGACTTACTAGAGAATTTTCAACAGCTGAATACGCAGTTTTCAGTAAATCATGTCGCGTTGGACGATACGACAGGTGATGCCGGAAAGCACAAATTTGTAACGCTAGTGGAGCAAAGTACTGTTCCAACGACCAAAGCAGATGAGTATCTCCTATTCTCACAGGATGATGGAGGAACACCAGAGATTTACGCTAGGCCAGAGTCCAACGGGACAGCATATCAATTAACTAAAGCGGGGGCATTATATTCGGGATTGATTCCTGTTGTAGCAGTCAATTTTGATGTTAATGGAACACCACAAGGAAGCTCTCTCAACGTGGCAAGCATAGCCAGGCCAGGTGCATCAGGCAGATATGTGATTACCTTTACAAACGCATTGCCGGACGCGAACTACTTTTGGAGTGTGAGTGGATTTGACAATTCGTCTAACCCGGTAATATCTCAGGTTACTAACAATAGCACCTATTCCACAGTGGTGACAGCCTCGACGATCTCATTCGATTTCAAGAATCAAAACAGCACATTGATAACAGCATTGACAAGAGCAAGCGTTATCTGCTGGAGGATCCAATAGTGAGTACGAACAAAACTTTAAGGAGCGGGAATTCCCGTAAATATAATGGGAAAGTATGTACCGACAGCAATCACATATCAAGACAGTGGCCTTGTCAGGGATAGGGATGCTTTCGTACTTTCTGATGATGCCTACACAGATTTAGAAAATATCTATCAGTGGAGAGGAAGGCTACGCAGGAGACAAGGGTACGATACACTAGCTAGATTGCGACGACTCTACTCAGCAATTACCTACTTCGATTCTTCAGCGTCTCCTTGGTCCTTCAACGTCCTTACCCTATCAGGTTATATCAGCGCTATAGATATTAGTAGTTCACCAACGCTTGTAATCACGACTCCTGTTCCTCACGGTCTTTCAAATGCCGATAATGTGGTATTTACTGGCGTGGGAGGAACCACGGACCTGAATGATAACACTTACGCCATAGCAAACATCACGGCGACTACATTCGAAGTGTCACAAGCCTCAGCAAACGCCTTTACCACGGGCGGTTCCTGGATGTCAGACCGCTCTCTCTCCGTGCTAGAGCCTGGCGCATCTGTAGAATGTGGGAGTTTTAGCTTGGTAAACGATACAGCAGGGACACCAGAAACAATAACAGACGATGGACAGGGAGTTCTTACAGGTACAATAGCAGCCACAGGAACCATTAACTACGCAACGGGAGACGTAACCATTACAGGAGCGGTAGGATCTGTGCCAACTACTCTGACAATGGGTTATTTCCCTAGTCTTCCTGTTATGGGACTTCCTCAACGTGAGCTGACAGACATTAACGCCGAACAGACTATCGGCTTCGATACACGCTACACCTACAAGTTCAACAACACCTCTGGAAAGTTCGACGAGCTATCTCCTCCAACAATGTGGTCTGGAACAGATTCTAATTTCTTTTGGGCAACGACCTACTGGTACTCAACTGACAAGGCTCAATACTTTTGGACATCCAATTTCTCTGGAACAGGAGGAGACCCTATACAGATTTATGATGGGGTAGATTGGTACGACTTTGCTCCTACGCTTGGTGGTGGTGATCTCATGACGCAAGCACTGATGCTAATCCCTTACAAAGGACGCATGGTAGCCTTGAACACGATGGAAGGAACAAGTCTAGCAGCTAGCTTTAACTTTGCTCAAAGGGCACGATGGTCACAGAATGGTGCTCCTCTATCGGCCGTCACGTCTGGTACAGCTCCAACAGCAACTGTGGAATGGCTCTCTAACGTAAAAGGAAGAGGGGGCTATGTTGATGCTCCCACCAATGAAAGGATTGTATCAGCTAACTTTGTTAGAGACCTACTCGTTGTGGGATTCGAGCGTTCCACATGGGCACTCCGTTACACCGGGAACGAAATCCTTCCCTTCGTCTGGGAGCGAATTAACAAGGAGCTGGGAAGCGAGTCTACTTTCAGCATGGTTGCTTTTGACAGAGGAATCCTAGCAGTCGGAGATAAGTCCATCAATTCGTGTGATGGTAACTCAGTTGAAAGGATTGACGAGGCTATCCCTGACGAAGTGTTCAACATCCATAATAATGGATCAGATGGGCCTCTAAGAGTACACGGAATACGTGACTTCTACGAGCGTCTTGTGTATTGGACTTTTCCAGATGCGGAGACGCAGGCAACTTTTCCTGACAGACTTCTAGTTTTCAACTACCACAACCAGACATGGTCAATATTCAAGGATTCGTTTACATGCTTTGGAACATTCCAGAGATTCAACGACATCACATGGGCAGATCTGTTCGACCAATCATGGGATGAGGCAAATTATAGTTGGGTGTCAGCGAAGCTACAGAGTCAGTTCCCTAATATCATAGCTGGCAATCAACAAGGTTACGTCCTTAATCTTAATCAAAAGGTTTCCAACGGCGATAGTCTATACATAAGCGATATCACTGGTGGAGCGACAATTGTTTCTCTACAAGTGCTAAACCATAACCTGACATCAACAAAACCAGGTGAAAAGGGGCCGACCGAGTACATTAAAATCAGCGGTGTTGTTGGAGCAGGAGCAGACGAGCTAAATGGTCGGGTATTCGCTGTTCAAGTGGACGATGCTGACAATATATTTCTATGGACGAAGCCAAGAACAGCCATAACAGCCATAACGCAGGCTACACAAGCGGTTGTAACAGCTGTGAACCATAACTTCAGTGTCGGACAGCATTTCTACATAGACAATGTCACGGGAATGACTCGAATCAATGGATTGAATGGCCTTATCGTTGCTGTTTCTGGAAACAACCTAACCATAGACGTAGACACATCAGGATTTGCAGCCTATACAGGGCCATCAGGAGAGATACAAAACCTAGACGCGAAAGTTATAAATCAGTTGGTAGCAGCAGGCACTTATCTAGGGTGTGGAGAGATTGAAAGAGTCATGGGCTTCACAGCAACATCAAAGAAATTCAATTTCCTAGACCAAGGAAAGAAGACATTCATTGGTCATCTAGACTTCCTAACAGACGTAACCTCCGACGGGGAAATTGCCGTTGATGTGTACACAGACTACAACGACTCAAATCCTGTAAATGACGTACAAGACGACTTTTTCAACAATACATTCTCGACTCAGATAGAGCAGTTTGGGCAGGTGGGAAAAAGTAAGGAATGGCATCGCTTCTATTGCCCAACAGATGCTCAATTCTTTAATTATAATTTGACAATGACCGAACGAATGATGTTCACACCAGCCATCACTAGTAGCAGCGTCCTAATAGATGCGATAATCTTGTGGTCTGAAGTGGGAGGAAGGCTAATTGACTAGTAACTTTGAACCAGCTGAGACACAAGGCCCATTTGTACCTCCTAATATCATTATTCCAGATGATTGGAAAGAGGCGCAGCTGGCCCTAACCAATTACCTAATCAAGGTAGCTGAAGCCGTCAATGCTCGCGACATTGGGCAGTATCAAGACGCCAACGTTAGTGGGGGAGTTAACATCTCCGACACAGTGACAGGGCAAGCCTGGTATACAACAGGAGACGCCAATAAGTTTCGCTACGGCTCAAGGACAGTAGTAAAGATGGGAACCCTTGCAAATGCAGGAGCCACAACGGTTGCTCACGGTATAGCTGTGACCTCAAACACGGTTTTTACTCATATATGGGGAGTAGCTAATAACCCAGGAACGCTATCCTACCCACTACCAAACCCTGGAATAGATTCCGTCTCTGTGGAAGTAAACGCGACAAATGTAATCGTCACATCGACGACAGATTTAACCGCATTCACGGACTGTTTTGTGGTATTAGAGTGGGTCGATAGTGTATGATAAATATTAAATTACTAGGAGGATACAATGGCTGACTGGATGGGTATATCAGGTGGTTATAATCAATTAGGGACTCAGAACAACCAACAACAACAGCTTTTTTCACAGCTATTGAGTGGATTGGGTGGTGCCCAAGGGTCTGGCCTCGAATGGTTACAGAAGATTCTTTCAGGAGATGAGGGAGCATTTGCGGACTACGAAGCACCCTATAAGCGACAGTTTGAACAGGAAACAATGCCAGGTATTGCCGAACGCTTCTCAGGAATGGGGACAGGAGGAGCACAAAGCTCTTCTGCAATGAATAACTCCATGGCACAAGCGGGTGGTGAACTCAGCCAGAATCTAGCTGCTCTTCGTGGTGGCCTCCAACAGAATGCTATGGGAATGCTTCAAGGAATGATGGGACGGGGATATCAGCCTACATTCGAGAACGTCTACCAGCAGCCAACTGCAGGAATTATCCCAGGAATGATTCAAGGTGCAGGTCAAGGGACCAGCATGTACGCAGGTATGCAGGGGCTCAAATCAATGGGGATTTTCTAAAATGGTAACAACGATTACACCAAGAGATATCGGGGGCGACATCGGACGCAGCGTCGGCGGTGGATTCGGTGATGCCATGAAGATGCTTACCCAAAGGCAAATGCAACAGGGAGGTCTCGATCAGCTACAGAAAACTCTAAGAGAGAAGTATCAAGAGCAAGTAGAAGATCCTGAAACCGGAGAGATTTCGTATAAGCAAAAAGCTAATATTGATCCTCTTGAAATGATCATTGATATGCAGAAAGGAACTGCCGGGATTCCAGGGCTTTCGCAGTCATTCACTGAGAATTTAGCTCCATTGCTATTAAAGCGAGCACAAAGCCAGGCATCCACAAAAACAGCATACGGGGATGTCGAACAGGAGGTGTTCCCAGAGGGAACGAACCTACCTCGCGCGCTAACGGATAAAATAACTCAACTATCTAATGCTGCTAATAGACGTAGAGGCGAGTTCGATGCTATGGGTGAAGACCTCATGGCTGTCGTCCCTAAGTTTGGCGAGCAAGCTCCTGCGTATGGAGTGCCTTCTCTAGCTGAAATGGCTAAAAGCTCACAAGAAATGGCGGCTCTTGGAGCTTCCCCAAGTGAGATATATGCGGCTCAACAGCAAAAGGTGCAACAGGGATTACAATCATACAAAGCCGAAAGGCAGGGCTGGGAAGACAAGGTTAAAGAATTCTCTATGGCTAGAGGATTAGAAGATCAACAACTCAATTTCCTAAGTGGACCTGATCAAAAGGGTGGCCGAATCGGGGGGTGGCTAGCCGATAACAAGATAGATAATTCTCAGTTTTGGCATGACCAAGGCTATCGTGCCTTCCAAAACGAGAAGAAGAAGAATCCTGGTTTTACCGATGAAAAACTATGGACCGATTCCAAAGCACACCTGGATAACCTAAAGAATCTCGAAGCTCGTGGACGTAAGGAAGCAACTAAACCCTGGATAATTCCAGGTTTGCAGGACAAAAAAGCTCGCGACTCCTTTCAGAACTCTAAGAAGTTTGCCGAATCCTATTACAAGATGGCAGGAAATACTCCTGAAACAAGAGAGCGAATGAAATCCATTCTAGCAGATAATGGTTGGGATGAGGATTACGTTTTATCAATCGCACAACCGCCCTCGAAGGAGTTGGAAAGCTGGTTCGATTCATTACCGAAATTACCGATTAGCGCAACTGCTATGTCTGTTGGTCACGCAGCTGAAATAGGCAAAAAACAACAAGCTGTTATGGACACCATAATGGATACGGTTAGCGATCTTGTTGGTGATCGTCTTGTCGAAGATGGGCAACAAGCTCGCAAACCAATGATTGGAACAACGGATAGCCTCCTTCTTCTAAGAAACAGACTAGTTAGAGAAAAGAACATGAACAAGTTCCAAGCAAACGAGGTGATAAAAGAAATCGGAAATAGAGGGTTTTTGTCAGATCCACAGAAATCAGAAATACCACTGTTGGGGCAGAGCATTAAAATGATTCCAATGTATGACATCTTCACAGATGCGGTGGAGAGTTAGCATGAATCCGTTTACCACCGCTCAAGCATTTGGTCACAGTGCAGAAGATATCTTAAAGTTTTCAGCCAATGCTATCCCAGGTTTGGAAGACAAAATCAAGTATGCGCTTGCAGCTGGTTACGCTGCGGATGAAGTTCTGAAGTTCTTACAGAATTCGTTCCAGGGTAAGATTCCAAAGTCTATGACAAAACGGAGTAGTGGAGACGACAGATCTGCTATCACAAAGTCAATGGGGCCTCACGAACCTGATCCCGTTATGCAAATGAAAGCCTTTGCAAAGCAGAGGAACATCGGAGATCTCCTAGATCCAGGCCGCCTTGCCTTGACAGCTGGGGGAGCAGCAGCTGGGTTTGCTATGGGTGGGCCAATGGGAGCGGCAGCAGGAGCCTATGGTGGAAACGCAGCCCACGAGGAAATGCTCAAGAAATACGAAGAGCATATTCAGGAAGGTGGACAGATGAGCTTTGAGGATTACCTCAAGAGCCTCATGAAAGGAGGGGCCAAGGGGGTAGGCGCATATGCAGCAGCAAGCCAAGTTCCCAAGGTGCTCGCAGCTTTACAAGCAGGAAAAGCAGAATCAGGGGGAACAGACTCACCAGCAGGACAGATTGAACAGGGACAAGCTCAAGCCGCAGGGACTTTACAAGCAGGAACACCACAAGACCTTCAAGGAATGGGGCCAGAAGAAAGTTTCAAAGCGCTAGAAGCGGAAAATCTAGGCCTGTTCATGCAAAGATATGGTACAAAGCTCGTTCAGAAAGACTTTATTGATTATCTCAGGTCTCAAATAGGAAAAGCTAAGTTCAAAGCGCTCGGAGACAAGCACGGAAGGCCAGCAGAGGAGATAGTCGGGCAAGCTTGGGAGTTTATCCAAGCAGGATCGCAACAGCCACCAGAAGGACCGCAAGGAGTTCAACAGCCTCCTCAAATACAACAAGGCACCCCAACAGAGCAAAGCGTAGAAACAGACACTCTAGCAGAGATGGCAGGCGGTCCAGGTGTAGCAATTAATTCGTTAGATGAAAGTGTAAATCGCGATGTAAAGCAGCTTGACATTGGTGAGAGAGATGAGAGCTTCCTTGCCGATATATTCCACAATATATTTGCAGAACCAGAATACCCAACAGCTCCAAGCGACAAGAAACGAACGGTCGCACCTTTGGCGAACGCTCTCAAATCATCAAATGTGCGTGGTGGACAGTGGGATAGTCAAACCGGTGAGATGCGTATAATATTCCAACCGACAGAAGGCACCCCGGAAGGGGGAGCGGTTTATACATACCCCAACGTCGATAAAAAGGCATGGGAAGATCTCACAGGCGGTAAAGCCACACCTCTCACAGAAGGATCAAATATATTTGGGTTCTGGGATAGAGGGAAAAGCAAGAGTATCGGAGCGGCATTCAGTGCAAAAATTAAAAAGAATGCTGATAATTACCCTCCAACTAAGCTGGCAGAAGAGAACATAACTGTAGGCGAGAATCAAATCAGAACAGCCGACAGAGTTTTCATGGTATCGGACCTATTTGCACCATTCAAAAAAGTAAGAATGGATGGACGTAGAAAGATGAAATCATCCGACCTTAACCAATGGGTAAAGGACTATGCAGATTACTCATCAGAAGATATATTTGAAATGATTGAAATGGTTGAGGAAAATCTTAAAGGCGAACTGAAAAACTACCCATCCGATGCTCGTTTAAAGAAAGAAATAACCTCTAAATTCGGTGTTACATTCAATCCAACTGAAAAAGAGAAAGAAAAGCTTGCAGCGAAAGAAGCTAAGAAAAAAGAGCAGCTAGCTAAGAAGGCAGCTCGAGAAGCAGCGAAGAAGAGGAAAAAAGGATGACAAAAGATGCCTTTCCAAAGGCTCTATTCCTCAAAGAATTAGAGCAATTGAAAAAAGACGAAATGAAAATATTGTTGAAAGTCCTCAAGCAGCACCACAAGCGACAAGTCAGCAAAAAGAAAACAACTAAAAAGTAGAGTACAACCATTTTTTTTTGTATTCTAAAATTACATTAACCACATCATAGGAGTTGTCTGATGGGTATTGAAAGAGATGGACAAGATCCGCAGGGATACGTCGGAATTAGTCCAATTAAAAATCCAAGTACAGTAGTAGCCAAACGAGCACCAGGATCAGGAGATCGCCGATATAAGATCGGTACACCCTGGATAGATAGAACTGCCGCCTCAGTATATTTCCTTACAGATGTAGCAGCAGGAGCAGCGAATTGGGCAATTGCAGCTCCAGGAGCGTCAGACGTTGACACCCTGACGGGTGACACTGGGGGGCCATTGAGTCCCACTGCCGGAAACATGAATATCCTTGGTGGCACGAACATGGCTGTCGCAGGGGCTGGTTCAACTTTGACCTTGAATGTTGATTCAGCAAGCACGTTTGCAACGTCTGTAACATCTCCTTCAATCGTTGGTACAACATCCGTTACGTCTCCAATTTACACCACCGCGGCAGCTGACACAAACATCAATTCAGCAGCGGGTCAGGACATTATCTTGCAGATGGGTGATGCGGCAGCAGCCAACAAGATTTCGTTCGAAGATGTAGCTAGCGTTGAAGTTGCTAGTCTTGATTCAGATGGAGCACTGACAGTCGTTAGCATGGATGGTGTGATTGGTTCGGTTACACCTGCAGCCGGAACGTTCACTACTCTTACAGGTACAACCATTGATGGTGTGATTGGTTCGGTTACACCTGCAGCAGCGACGTTTACTACAGCAGTCGCAACAACAAGTTTAAGCTCGCCTATTTGGACAAGCACCGGCGCAATGGCACTCAACATGCCAGCAGGTGCTTTTGATCTCACAGTTAAACTAGCCGATGCAGCGGGAGCACAGAAACTAAGCATCACAGACTCAGCTTCATCAGAGATTGCTAGTCTTGATTCTGATGGACAGTTGAATTTACTTGCTGGTGATGCTGTTATTACCCGGTCGTCTGCTTCTGCTGATGTTACGGTACAAGTAACAAACTCCGACAACACAGCTGCCGACTCCGATGCTTTCTTCGAAGCAGCTGTTGGTGGAACTAGTGGTGGCAACGCTGGTATTCGCTTCCAGATCTCTGGTGGTCAGAACTACTCAATGGGAATTGACAACGCAGACAGCGACAAGCTCGTTATCTGTGCTGACAACGACCTCGGGACTGACGTACTAGTGAAAATGGACGAAACAACAAAGGATTTCGAAGTCTTCCAAGGTAACCTTGTAATCGGTGCGGTTGCTAAGCAGCTACAAATGAATGGTGGTGCGGTAACCGATTTCATCGGACAGGCCACTCTATCAAGCGGTGTCGCTACTGTTTTAAACACAAATATTGCAGCAGGCGACAGGGTGTTTTTGACTCGATCATCTACAAATAGTTCAACTGGATTAGGAGAACTAGTGGTTACAATCAACGCCTCAACTAGCTTTGTGATTACATCAGTAGATGTAGCGGATGGTTCAACAACTATCACAGCAGATACGTCTATTGTTGATTATTTCATCGTAAGACAGAACTAGTCAAATACCCCTAGCACAAGGCTAGGGGTATTGTGAATACGAGCAAAACTTTAAGGAGCGGGAATTCCCCCGGCGGTACCCTTCCCGACAACATAATGGCATCAACCAACAAAATAGAACCGAACGTAAGACACACTTTCAACAGTGCTAGCCTGACAGGATCCTACCAGAGCATGAGTGCTGGTGGGTTTTCCTTCGATTTAGCTGTCTATAAGGCCTACAACGGTGGAACGACAGACGTAGACGTCTCATATGATGGTGTAAACGATCACGATTTCATACCTGCTGGTGGAACATTTATATTAGATATTCAATCTAACAAGGAAGGCGATAAGGCAGCATGGCCAAAAGGAAGACAAACATTTCTTAAGGGTACAGCTGGAACGGGAACAATCTACGAAACAGGCTATTCCATCAAGAGGGCGCAATGAGTCAATTATTTCGTGGGGCAGCTGGTGGTGGGGCTTTGGGGAATGTCACTGGAACACCTCCAACTACCGACAATGCGATTGCACGGTATGATGGTGTAACGGGTCTCATAATTCAAAATTCCGATATCATAATTGATGATGACGGAAATCTAGATGCACAGGCCACCTTTACCGGAAGCACCAAGTTTTTCCTACTCCAAAATAATGATAATACCGCTGGATCATCTGCTAAAATCTCTCAGTTGGTCGGCGGAACATCGGCAGGGGACGTATATGATGAATTTTCTATTGGTTCAACTCGTTCTTATGCTTTTGGCGTGGACAATAATGATAGTCAGACGTTCAAACTAACAACAGATGCAGCAGCAAACGTCGATCCATCATCAGGAACCACACTGATTGACATCACCTCAGCTGGGGAGATTTCCTTTCCGTCGGCGACCCTCACACAACATGGAGTCTTAGTGGTTGGGGCTTCTGGCCTTCTTGCATCAACCGCAGTTGGAACATCTGGCGACGTACTCACATCAAACGGTGCAGGGTTAGCTCCAACATACCAGCCACCAACAACGGGAACGGTTACTAGCGTCTCGGGAACTACAAATCGCATTAGCTCGACAGGCGGGGCTACCCCAGTCATTGACATTGATGCTGCTTATGTCGGTCAAACATCTCTTACAACACTTGGAACGGTAACGACCGGCACATGGAACGGCACCGCCGTAACGGTGCCATTCGGAGGAACAGGTTTAACAACTCTTACCGATCACGCCGTAATTATAGGAGCCGGAACATCGACGCCTTCGTTCGTTGGCCCTGTATCGGCTACTGGTGCGGCATTAGTATCGAATGGTGTGGGGAGTGACCCTGGGTTCACTTCCGCAACCTACCCACTAACATCTACAGCGAATGAAATTCTTTATTCGAGTGCAACAAATACAATAACAGGCCTCGCCTCTGGTAATAATGGTGTATTGATTACCAGTGCAACAGGTGTCCCCTCGGTTCTTGCAGCAGGAACGACCGGCCAAGTGCTAACAGCTACGACCGGATCACCTCCATCATGGGCAGCAGGAGGTGGGACGGTTACGAGCGTATCAGGAACTACAAATCGCATTAGTTCAACAGGTGGCGCAACTCCAGTTATTGACATCGATTCAGCGTATGTTGGTCAAACATCTCTTACAACTCTAGGTACAGTCACCACAGGCACATGGAACGCTGACGTGGTTACGGTACCATTCGGAGGAACAGGGCTCGCCACTATTACCGACCACGGAATTATGCTCGGTAGTGGCACTGGTGCGGTAACCCCTACGGCAGCGCCCGTAGATGGACAGCTTCTAGTAGGTGCAGCATCTGCCGACCCAAACCTGATTACGTCTTGGATGCAACAAGGGAACAACTGCTGGTTTTGGAACCTTTCTTTTACACATTCAGCAGGAACTCTAACCCTAGCAGGTGCAGACGGAACAGCCCTTAGTACCACAAATCCGGGCTATGTATGTATGCAATCTAATGCAACAGCAGGTCGCCTGGTTCTGCATACGATCACCGCAAACGACACGCTTACAGTTTCGGATATGACTGACAATCTTTTTGGAACTACAAATGCTATCGCTTGGGGAAGTAGTATGCCATTATTTGTTGGATTTACATCAGATAGTACAGACGCTAATCTGGAACCCGTAATTTGTCGACTGCCACATATGGGGGTAACACCAGCATCAAGCGCGAATATGGGCGACCCTTCTTCGGCAAATGCCGACTTAGAAAGCTCTATTTTCTTTTTTAATGATGTTACTGAAGGCGATTATCAATCCATGCAGTTGGGGCTAATCGGTTCTTTGACCGCAACAAAAGCAGTCACGACAAATGCTTGGACATTAGACGCACTTACGAATCAAGACGGTGTGGGACAATGGAATGATAGTCGAGCTTTCACATTTCCAGTATCTCAAAACGGAGCCGGTACGGGAAAATATTTTGCACAAGATGCAAATACAGCGCCTGCATTTAGTACGAATTCAGCAACTTACTTTCTATCAAGGGATGGGAGAGTGAGGTATCAATATGCTGGAATAACTGTTACGACATCGGGAACTGGAATAAGTGTTTTAGAAATAATTATACCATTATTCAGAAATGCATCCCATGCAAATGAACAAAACCCAGTAAAATTCTTCGACAATAGTGCATCAACAGTACGAATTGGAATTGCTTCAACGAGAGGAGGAAATGCTCACAGAGCGGACTTCTTTATTAATGGGCTGGCAACGGGTGAGGTACTGCAACAGGATGTGATAACAACCGATCAAATATATGTTACCTTCGATTACGTGGCAACAACAACAGCTTAGGTGTTCTAAAAGGAGTAAACCTGTGCAACCAGAAGACATGAAATCCATCGATGAGATGGAACAAATGAAATTGAATATCAAAGGTAGCTGCTGCTTGTCTGGAGATTATCAAGTGTGGGAAGTACTGCAGGCTTTGGTTATGAATGATGGTCCAAAGCTAGATGAAATGCGCAAAAGATACCAAATGCTTGAGAGTGCTTACAACAAATTCGTTGAGGACGTAGATAGTGGTGACGAAGACCTAAAGAATATCGCTATCAATTCCTTTAGGAGACCTTAGTCCATGAGAAAACTCGGAATCCCACCAGAAAATCTACAGCCAAACAGATATGTAGGTCCAAAATCAAATTTAGTTCCTTGCGTAGAAGCAAAAAGGAGACCTACTGTTCTTGATCGTACTTATCCGCTATTGACGAACTGGCGTGTTGGTTCTAGTCCATCCACGGGATCCGAAGGTGAAGTCTGGCAGTTAGTAAAATTTGAGACGTCTCCAGCCGGAGATGCCACATGGAGGAGATTAGAAAATACATCTTCAGGAAGTGCAATTCTCACAGCTACTGTGGATGCAGTAACGGGACCAGGGGTTAATCCTGTAGATCCAGATGGAGTAGGAACTATTTCTATACTTGGTGGTATTGTAGCCAATCACACGGTTCCTGTCGAAACACACACGAGAGCACTCAATACATTTACAGTCGAAGCTCAAGTAGCAACAGCAAGAACAGGCGCACCAGGAAATGCACTGGACGCTGGTATGTGTTCGTTTGATGATACAGCCTTCACGGTCGATGCTAATGGATATGTCGCCTTGGTTGGCGGTCTTGGACCAGCAATAGATAATATTGGAGTAGATGATTTTACTGGCCCAGGAACGCAACCAGTAGCACCAAGCGGTGCTGGGTTAGTGACCGTCAACGGATTAGCTGTAGCAGCTCATAGCATCCCTTTAGAGACCCATAGCAGAGCTGTAAATAAATATAACATCGAAATCCAGGTAGCTAGTGACAGAACAGGCGCACCAGCCAACAAAAACGATGCTGGTATTTGCTCTTTCGACGACACTCAATTCACAGTCGATACTAATGGATGGGTAACCCTCAGCGGTGCAGGTCTTATGGTGGACACCATAGGCGTTCAGGCTACAGCAGGTACGGGAGTCGATCCTGTAGTCCCAACAGCTGCTGGCCTCCTAACGGTAAATGGAGCCGCAGTCGCAAACGCAGCGATCCCAGTACAGTCGATCAGCCGAACACCAAACGAGTACAATGTTGAGGTACAGGTAGCCACAGCATTAGCTTCGGCTCCTGGTGATAAGGATGATGCCGGCCTTGTTTCATTTGATAATGGAGAATTTGCAGTTACGTCTCAAGGATATGTCACACTGATTTCCCAACAGTGGCAGCCCGTTAGGAACGGTTTTGTTAGAAACTTGGGATTTACTTATTCAGCAGGGGTATTCTCTATAACATCTGCAGATGGGAGTGCGCTCAGTGCGACAAATCCAGCCTATGCACTCCTGGGAGATAAGACAAATCCAACATTGTATAATCTCTATACGATCGAATCGGGATGGAGTTTTACTGATGATGCTGGAGCAAGCACAATCATTGGAAACCTATTTGGGATGACGACAGGAATTAATTTCCTTGCTAATAGACCATTCTTTATCTATTTGGTTGCAAACGATGACGGTGCAACCCTTCAAGCCATGATTTCTGACAACCCCAACGCATCCGCATCGGTCGCTTCAGGAAACATAGGTACACCTTCTAGCGCAATAGCAGATGCACAGGGAGATTTTTGGTCATTCGATAACGTGACCACCACGGCATATGATTCTAATCCATGCCTTAATATTGGTGTCATCCGGATGCAGTTTACAGGAGTAGACGATTGGACAATCCAGACGTTAAGTTCTAAAGACGGCGTGGGAAGATATCAAGAAGAAACAGATTGGCAGATGCACCCAGGACAGTTCGGAGCAGCTAATACAAATACTATTTTTAATAATGCTGGAACGGTCCCGACCTACGATCCGGGCGCAACCAATGTGATGAAATACCGCATCGATCGGAATGGATGGGTGACATGTTATCTTAATTTCAATCAAAACAATGCATCGTCAGGAGCACAATCCTTATCGATTGCCCTACCATACGAGCAGTTCCAGGTTGGAGGGCCATTGACATATCCCGTAATAGGATATTGGTTAGACGGAGGAGTGTCTAAAATGGTCGGCGGAGCAATTACAGATAATACTAGAAATTTAACTAGCTTCGTGAACGATGGGGGCTCGGCAGTGTTGACAAATAACTCATTTGCAAGCGGTGATGCCCTACGGATGCAATTTTCATACCAAGCGTTTGATTCGAATGCAATATGATGAGGAAAATACTGGTAAAATTAGCTATTGCCATTCTGATTACTGGCAGCCTCGTAGGTGGGTGCTCTTACATTAATCGGAAAGCTGGCCTAGAAGATGATTGGTTCGGAGAAGAGCTTTTAGAAGATCATATTGAAGTGCAAACCGGCATTCGTATAGACTTGACCCCTTCCAGTAAGGAAAAGTAGCCCGGAGAGGAAAATGGAGGTAAACCCCTCCAGGCTGTGGGGTCATTGACCTTCGCTAATCTTCCAATAGCCGATAGCATCCTTGCGGTAGGCTTCTGGTTGAAATTGAGCTGCTGCATCAGGGAAATGTTGTGCCATATCAGAATACAGCTTCTTCCAATCTATAGAGCCATCACGCCTGATGCGAGTAAGTTTCACACCATACCCCTTACAATTACTATCATCTGAGAAAGAGACAAGCTTTTCTTTATAAAACTTTTCTTTCTCGTTGAACACCTTAGCCATTTCAGCAGCAGCCTTCCACTCACGAGCTGCGTGCTCGAACTCAGGATCGGTAATTTGTATGAAGTCTTCTTCTGAGTGAGCCGGTTCTTCCATCTCAACAAGGCATCGATAGAAATTGGCTATCTTTGGGAGGATTTCAGCAATGTATTCCTCATCGAATGGAACATCTACAACGACCATTTCATCTTTGTAATATGACGCGTAAAAACAGAGCTTTGTTCCGCTGCAAAACATTTGCCACTGCACTTGCGAAAAATAATGATCTGGTACGTTCCCCATCTCAGCAATTTGATGATCAGCCATCCCAGGACATTTGATCTCTAGAATGCAACCACCAGCATAATCTCTGTCTATACCATCTAAGGAAGCGGAAGCCCACTCTAGCTCGGGATGAGTAAGAACCTCGGCAACAAAGCAGGCTTTACGTTGATCATTAAACAGATCACGCACAAAAGGCTCAAGATCACGCCCCCTTTGCATAGCCCAATTGTCTTTGATCCCATCCAAAAACCCCACCTTCCGCTGCCATAGCTGAAGGGGAGTTGCCCACTTGATTTTGCCTAGGATACAAGCGATGTCGGAGGCTCCGATATGGGAGTTCCTCCATGTTTTCCATTCGGCCGATGATTGATCTTGTGGTATGGTCATTAAATCCTCTATTTGTTCATGTTGTGAGTGGTTCCAAATCATCCTGCTAACCCTGGTTTTTCTGTTTCGTGTAATGCTGAGTTGATAGAATCAGTAATATCCCACAGGTTATTATCATCATTTAGAAACATTTCATATATATCGTCTCGTATCAGCGATGAGAAAACCAATGCATCACGTTCGCTTTCAAAGCCGTGCAAAATGTGCTTGTAGCTATCAATGCATAGGTAAACTTCCCAAAAGTCTTTCGTTTTCGACGGGAAGATATCAATTCTATTTGCGTTGGCCAAGATGTACATTCCCCAAGGGGTTTTGAGTCGTAGCATGGAATCTCCTTGAGTTCTATTGCCGCTTTGTTGTAAACTACCAAAGTCCCTGCCTCTACAATCATGGAAGATTGTGGAAGCAGGCATCCGAAGGAGTTGTTGACTCCAATTGCTTGGCTGCACGAGGTCCAATTCGTCAGCCGAGTTTTTTTACTTACCATCTGTCTTGGCATCATTCTTTTTACCCTGTTTGTCGATGCAAGCTTGGGCATATCCCCTACAGGCCACGAGCTGTACCTTTGTGATATTGCGAAGATTTTCTACGCGACACATATTCATTAGTTTGTCACGCAGGTCTGTGTGGCCATTGATGTAAGCATCTAGCTTCTCCCACTCTTCTTCAGAGATAGCAGAGTCAGAGGGCTCAACGAGTTTTGGCGTAGCCTTTTCGAGTTTTGGCGCAGAAGATTCGACTTTTGGCGAAGGCGCTCTCTTATCTGCTTGCTCCATCTCCTCAGCGGCATAAAGTCCGCTCAAGTCGGCTGGAAATGCACGACGAAGAGCACGAGCCTCGGCGCACTTTTCGATCATTACATGCGGCATCTTGCCCCAAAGCCCTTGGCCCGTACTATACTCTCTAATAAGGGCGGTAGCACTGATATCATGCCAGGTACCATCGGGCGTCATTTTTTTCACGTACACCTTTGCCCCTAGGAGCGATCCTTTGGCGCAGTAGAGGAACTCAGTATCTTTACCCGGACTATACTTGCCGGTACGCTCTGCAATCAGCCTGAAGCCATCTATGCCCGTCTGTACGCACATGTGCCCACCACGCTTGATTGCGTAGATCTGCTTAGAGAAGCAGTCTAATCGAGTTCGCACACATTGATAGAGGAAGATACTCAGCTCTGAATCGGTTAGGCCTGGTGCAATAGTTGAACGAATGATATTCACTTGATCTGCTGTAAATTCCTTATCAGCATCCACGCATAGTGGGTTAACGATCTTTGATGGTCTTGATATTTCTACTTCGGTTCCCATGTTACTTTCCTTGTTTTTGTAGTTCGTATAGATCTGCTTCATCGAATCGTCGAGGTGTAACCCCCTGGCTTTAGCCAGGGGGTGGTTTACTTAATAGCCCGCGATATTGCTGTCGGCATCGGCCGCGCCCTCGCCGTTGCCATCGCCTGCGCCAGAGCTGCAGCCTTTGCCGCCGCCAGAGCCGTTTCCTGAGCCGTAGCCGTAGCCGAAGCCGTAGCCGAAGCCGTAGCCGAAGCCACAGCCGTTTCCTGAGCCGAAGCCGTAGCCGAAGCCATTTTCGGAGACGTCGCCCGCGCCAGAGCCGTAGTCGAAGCCATCTCCATCAAGATTAAGCATTTTCTTCGCCCCACGCACTCCAGATTGGAATGCCCTCAATCGAGAGGCGGGCTTGATCCGAACACGGAATAATCTCAGTTGCCTCCGTAAGCGTGATTTCGCTAACGGCGCATGGGACCTTACACTTCTCAGGGTATCGGACACCTCGAACAGAAAGTTCGTTTAGTGTTGTCGCTCCATTCCAATACCAGATTCTGCGAGCATTTCTAAGCACAACTTCTTTGTTGTCGCGAGACAACAAATAGCCTGCATGTACTCCTGCGGAATATGTGCGAACAACTACGTATGTTAGATCTTCGAAAGTCATTTTCATTTCTCCTTTTTTGGGCTTCCCCGTTGGTTGTGGCATTATTATGCCAGATTCCAACATTATCCACAATGCATTTCTTCTGTGAAAAATAAAAAATATTCAATTGTAAAAAATGAACGCACAGGACATAATGGAGGGAACCAAGGAGGTTGCTATGATTTTAAGAGATTGGCTGCTTAAGGAGGGATTGCTTCCTTACCAATTTGCACGCATTGCAGGATTTGCTCCTGCAACAATTTACAAGAGCCTCAACGGATCCCAACGCCTAAGCGCTAGATTAGCTGTGGTTATAGAGCAGGTAACAGGCGGTGAGGTCACTAGAACTGAGGCTGTATGGCCAGAGGATCACATTGAGATAGACGAAAATGGAAACGAGCGAATGCTAGCGGTTCCAAAATCAGTAAAAAAATGAGTTGGCTTGTCCGCAACGAAATTTCACATTATCGTTAGCAGCCAGTAGAAAAACGAAAGCCACTGATTGTTGTCAGTGGCCTTCTTAGAGAGATTCTGCATGTCAGCTGAATCAGTACTAATGTAACAAATTGGTCTGATTTAGGAAAGTGTAGAGTCTCCAAAAAACTTAACTTGGAGACATTTCCTTGAAATCGAATGTGATACTCTATCATAGCCGTTCATTGCAATCAATCTCCAATCATTATTTGGAGCAATTGAATGTCACTACCCACACCAAACTACACCCAGGTCCCCAACTTCATCATTGATGAGATGATGGCCAAATTGTCGCATAGCGAGTTTAAGGTCGCTATGCTCATCCTCCGCCAGACGGTAGGTTACCATCGTCGCGAGGCCTTCATTAGCTACACTAAATTTGAGACAACGTGTGGTGTGTCCGCTCGATGGGCTCTTAAGTGTACACAAAAAATGGAAAAGCTCGGATGGATCGAGGTGGTTCACGGCGACAGGAACACCGCCAATATCTACCGAATCCTCCTCAAACCTGAAGAACAAAATACTACGGAACTCAGTACCCTACCCCCCAAAGAGGTACGGAACTCAGTTCAGCAGGGTACCGAACTCAGTTCGGTAGGGGTACGGAACTCAGTTCCATCAGTAAACAAAGTAAAAGAAACCTCTAAAGAAAAGGACAATGTCTTGACGGTGCCCTCATCTGCAAATGATGGGAATAGGAGGCTTCAAGTGGATCGCTTCATTGGAAAGCTGAGCCCTGAGCAGCGTAAGGTGCACGACCAGATCGTCAAGTTCAAGCCGCAGTGGGGCATGGCCCCGAAGTCAAACGATGTCTGTGCCTGGTTCCTTTCAAATCGATGGACCTCGAAGCAGGTGGCCGAGGCCTTCATGGTCTACCGGCAGGATGCCGCTGAAGCTCATTCAAAGGGCCGCAGCATTGATAACATGGGTGGTGCCATAGTCGCAGCCATCAAGAGCTCTCGACGCCCCAAGAACGCCGCATTTGAAGCAAACAAGAATCTAGCCATCGCATCCGCCAACGGAACTGACGGCATGGAGGCCATGGATAAGTACGTAAAGTTCAGGATTGGCAACGACGAAGTTCAGCTTAACTACGACCTTCCGATGCAATCGTTCGCGAGCACGCTGTCGGAATACAAACTCAAAACACAAATGCAGTACGAGTGAAATAAGTTTTACAGTTCGTCCCGAAAGGGCGAACTGGAAGGTCCCGAAAGGGCGAACTATTAAAGAATCCCATGACCCAAAAATAGGAGAAGGCAATGCAGACAGCAATTTTCATTGGAGGCATGGCTACATTCCTTGGATGCAGAGCAAGTCTTCATTACATCAGTTGGAAAAGAGCAGGAATCGATTTAACGGCCATTGCAGCGTGTTACATAGCAGTCCTGTGTCTATGGAGGTTCCTATGAGCGTTATGCTCGCCACAGCTCTTGTATGCAGTCCTGATGCCTTTGAAGTGGACAATGCTGCTAGCCAAATGACACATGCGTACCAAATGAGCCTATCTGCTCAAGAACGGGATCGAATTTGGAGAGAGTGCCACTTCGCCGTTCAGAAGATGAATCGAGAGATGGAACAGGCAGAGCGGGAAGCTCGCCAGATCACAAATGTTGACATCAGAGAGGCAACGATTGGAGCCATCGAAGGCGCGGTTTGTGGTCTTAGCGGCTATTCACCTTACACAGTCGTTGTGGGCGGTTGCTTAGGTGCTCTAGCTCGTATTGGCGGTGATTCTTACAGACACTTTGCTAGATCTAAAGACCATGTTCGAGATGCTGAATCTTACGCCAGGATTGCAGACGCTCTTCAAGAGAGGCTCTGGAGGGATCAGTGATCCAATTTACAGAATTTTGTAGATCTTTGAAGAACGTGAGATTTCAAGAATTTTAAGGATAGGGACATTTTAGGGACATTTTAGGGACATTTCAGGGACATTTTAGGGACAAACGCCGTAAACAACTCGCCTGAAAAGACCATTTGTGCTAAAAACTATAGTATGATTTCACGATTGAAACACAAGTTCGGCGCGATAGAAACCAAGAAGGATGGGATCCGATTCCCAAGCCGATTGGAAGCACGGTATTACGAGCACCTACTCATGATGAGGAAGTCGGGTGAGTTGTTGGAATTCCTGCGCCAGCCTTTGTTCGACCTACCAGGCAAAGTGACCTATAGGGCCGATTTCATTGAGTTCTGGAAGGATGGCACTGTTCGAGTCGTAGACGTGAAAGGAATGCCACCGACAGAAGCATTCCGCATCAAGAAAAGAATGGTAGAAGAATTATATCCTCATTTCAAGATTGAAGTGGTAAAGAAAATTTGAACACGGAGACACGATGTACAAAGTAACGATCAACGGCAACGAGAAAGAAGTCCAAGCACAGGGCCTTACAATCGACAAAGGAACTATAATCTTTTTTTGCGATAAAGAGTGTACACAGTCAAAACTCGTGGTAAACTCTGGAAAGTGGGATTCAATCGAAGTAGTAGGAGACTCAGATGCCCTACAAATCAGAAAAACAAAAAGCATTCCTCAAGATCACCAAGCCGGAAGCAGCATTCCCGACAACGATGATTGATCTCTTCGATTCGGTGAACTACTTGACAATTTAACAATTTAAATTTACAGGTAGTCAAACCGCCCCATTTAGACAGGGGGAGGTTCAACGAAATCAGGTAAAATCTGGAGGATTGTAATGCAAACATCTAATCACGAATGCTGCTGCTGTGGTTGAATGGCGTCCTGGTAGATGGTTCTATTTACTCAGGCTATACTCAAGCGCCAGGAGATGATGCCGCACACTCAACGGGGGTTGTGATCATAGAGGTCAAGGCGAACGATGTGTTAAAACTTCGCAACACATCTATCAGTGATGTCAATCTAAACCCGGCGATTGGAGGTTCGGTTTTCCCGATTTCAATTTGCTCTGTATTGGCAAAAAGCCTAAGGCTTCTTCCCTAAAGCCAGCTTCCTAGATGGATTCTCAAAAAAACAAGGCTAGTAGTCTCCGTCGTGCCTTACGTTTTCCCTGCCAATGCAGGGTTTTTTTTTAATTAAAAAAAATGTACAAAAATACGGGATAGTATTAAAAAATATAAATACGGTATAGTATTAAAAAACTTAACCGAAAGAAAGCTCGTAGGCGCGTATTTGCAACGCCGGTACAAGGCACGTCGCTACATCATGGGAGGAGAAATGACCTGGATACTACACAAGGGCAATCGCAAGCAAATGTACAACACGGATATGTCAGAATCTATCCATGTTGGCCAGGTAAACGAAACAGGTGGGTGGGCGGTAATAGTCTGGTTCAACAATTTAAAAGTATATCTAGAATATCCAAGCGAACAGGAAGCAAGACAAGCGTTCGGATATCTAATTGAATCCATCAAGAGGGGAGACAACCTCGCTCATATATGAAAACGAACGCCCCCGAATGGCACCTCGAAAAGAGAAAGCTTTCAAAGCTCAAAGACTACCCATTTAACCCTCGTATATTATCAGAAGAGGCAGAAGAAAAGTTAAAACAGAATCTTCTTAACTTTGGAACCATTGATCGCCCCTGCGTAACTATTGAAGGAATGATTATAGGAGGGCACCAACGTACGAAGGTGCTTAAAAAACTTGGGATCAAAGAGCTGGAAGTCTGGGTGCCGGATCGTGAACTGTCTGGCAAAGAGATCTCTCAACTTAATCTATCACTAAACAAGATAGGGGGAGACTTCGACATTGAGATGGTCATCTCCCTACATGATCCTGAGTTTTTGAAAGATGCAGGATGGACAGAGGACGAAACAAAAAATCTTTGGAATGAACCTATTGGAGATGAAAGGATAGAAGGAGAGGAAGTACCACAAGCGAGCGAGCCAGAAGTAGATGAGGACGAACTCAAAAAGAAGATGGAGACGTACCTCGAAAATACCATCCGGCAGATTGTCTTATACTACGACGTAGATACTCACAAGAATGTGATAGAAAGATTAGAGCGAGTAAAGAAGGAGTGCGATCTCGAAGACAACAGCGAGGCAGTCCTGCGACTACTGGAGCTTTATGAAAGCCAAGCGACCTAATGAGGTGACGGCCTACATTTTCACGAGGGGAAGACCCGAAAAGCAGAAGACCTTGCGTGAGCTTCCTCACCACCAAATGAGAAAATATGACAGCTAAAAACAAAGCAGGAAAGCCAGCAGCCAAGTCTGGAAATAGCACTGGGAACCCACCAGCAACAGGCAGACCATACAAAGTATTAGATGCAGAATTATTTGAAAGGCTCTGTTTTAGTATCTGCACATACTCAGAAATAGAAGCCATGATGAAAGCGGATATGTCTACACTTCAAGAATGGTGTAAGCGTACATGGGGAAAAACTTTTTCTGAGAAATATAAAGAATTTTCTGAAGGTGGCAAGGCTTCACTAAGAAGGACGCAGCTGAGACTAGCACAAAAGAATGCCGCGATGGCCATCTGGTGTGGTAAGCAGTACCTGGGGCAGCACGACAACGACAAGGGCCAAGGCGACGCAATTAGCCAAGCAGCACAAGCACTTATAGGAGCAGCAAACTTGTTGTCACAAGGAGATGTAGTTGAAGAACCCCCTCAGCCAGAAGCAGATTGAATCCTATAGAGCTCCTAATGCCAGACTAAATATGTGGGAGGGTAGCGTCCGTTCAGGAAAGACTTTTATTTCCATTATTCGTTTCATGAAGGCTATACAGGACGGTCCTCCTGGAATAGCAATGATAATAGGTGTTTCAAGGGACTCTATTCAAAGGAACATATTAACGGAGCTATGTGCGCTTGTCGGTGCGCCTTGTCCTACGCCTAAGGCTGGACAAATAACACTCCTGGGTAGAACGATCTTCCTTGTTGGTGCAAACGATGAGCGAGCACAACGAAGAATACAAGGCTCTACGCTAGCTCTGGCCTACGTTGATGAGATGACCCTCATTCCTCAGGGATTCTTTAAGATGCTCCTGTCCCGTCTCTCGGTCAATGGTGCGATGCTCTTTGGAACCACAAACCCCGATAGCCCATTTCACTGGCTGAAGACAGACTTCCTCTCGAAGATAGACCTAGACATGCAAGTACATCACTTCCAGCTAGAAGATAATCCATCCCTAAGTGAAGCGTATGTCAACAACCTAAAAAAAGAATATACAGGCCTTTGGTATAAGAGGTACATCAACGGAGAGTGGGTACTAGCGGAAGGAACGGTATACGACTTCTTTGATGAGCAAAACCACGTCATTGATCTGCCCCCAGGTCAAGCAGAGTATTACATCATTGGGGTAGACTACGGAACCGCAAACCCTACAACTTTTAGTTTAATAGGGTATAGTAAGAAACTATGGCCTAATATTTGGCTAGAAAGAGAGTACTACTTTGATAGTAAGAAGAAAGGCCATCAAAAGACGGACACCGATTACGTTGAAGACCTAATCAAGTTCATTGGTGAAAAAGTAGTACGTTGTATTTACGTAGATCCTTCCGCAGCCTCCTTCAAATTGGAGATGATGCGACAGGGGCTAGGAGGTGTGATCGATGCGGATAACGATGTCATCAACGGTATACGGTTCCAGAGTAAGCTCCTCTCGAACGGTACGTACAAGATTTGTCGCTGCTGCTCTAATGCTATACGAGAATACCAGACGTACAGATGGGATGAGAAAGCCTCACTCAAAGGGGAAGACAAGCCAATTAAAGAGCATGACCACTGCTTTGTAGCCGGTACTCCGGTTATAACGGAATACGGAGAAATTCCGATTGAGAGAATTGAAGTAGGTAATAAGGTTCTCACCCGTTCGGGTTGGAATCAGGTAGAAGAGACATTCAAGCACGAAGCGGAAGTGTCAGAGTTTGAAGTTCTGGGACAGAAAATAACATGTACACCGTCACACAAATTTCTCACTGGCCAAGGTTGGAAACAGATTAGCAATATGATAAACTCCGATATTCTATTTACAGAAGTTGGGGAATTACCATGGTTGAAGACATCGAATTTGAGGGAAGAAAATACCGGCGTTATCCAGAAGCTAAAAGACGTTCTCAAAGGGTGTATTTTAAATGTGGATACGGAAGTAGATTGCTTCATAGAGACATTTGGGAGCACTACAATGGAAAAATTCCCAAAGGAAGCCATATTCATCACAAGGACAACGATCCCCTCAACAATGACATTAGCAATCTCGAATGTCTATCACGTTCTAAACACCTTTCCTATCATGCGAACAGCCTTACGGAAAGCCAAAAAGCAGATAGAGATGAAAGATGGTTATCGTATCAAAAACGAGCCGCAGAATGGCACGGAAGCAAAGAAGGGAGGAAATGGCACTCTGATCACGCAAATGAAATGTGGAGTAAAAGAGAGCCTATCACACATTCCTGCGAAAAATGTGGAAAGGCTTACCAGTCCATCAAATCAGGACTCACTCGATTTTGTTCAAATAACTGTAAGTCACAAGCAAGACGAGATAGCAACGTTGATCGTGAGAAAAGATATTGTTCTTTCTGTGGACTGGAGTTCGAAGCAGATAAGTACAGTCGAACAAGATTTTGCTCAAAGTCCTGTTCTTGCAAATCCTCTTGGGAAAAGAGAAATTTACAATATACATGTGCAGAATGAACACGAATACTTTGTACATAAGTGCCTAACACACAATTGCTTGGACTCGCAGAGGTACGGGCTCTATACGCACTTTCGCGGCGTGCTTAACAACGAGTCTGCAAGCGCAGACATGGATAAGATCTATGCAGATGTCGTTGGATTAAAGACAGACCTACCCGATTTTTTCCAAGTTAATCAGTACAATCAGCATCCTGTTCCACAGGGAGCCCCATCGGGATTTTACGGGTGATAGTTAATCCCTAGTCCCTGTTTGGGGTATACTCTCTATTCTTTCACGGTCCCTTAGTTCGTATGAACGGTGCCTGAAAGCTGCCCTGCCGGATCTCAAGCCCAAGGTCAATGACCCACAGCACAAGGCTGTAGGCTTGTATCTGACACATGAGTCGATACATTCAGAGACGTCTCATAGTTGACGCTCCTACCTTGCGGTGGCCAATTGACTGTGGCCTGCTCTACAGACGCTATACGCAGTAGAGAGATGCCCACTACTGTGGGAATACCCGAATTATCGGGAACAACTCGTCTTAGGCTTTCCGCTTTCCCATATTGGGATGCCAGCCTCGGAGTTGAAGAGAAATTACAGCACGATTCATCCTTTAGCACAATGCTAAAGGTTTTCTCGTGTCAATTTCATAATTGGCGACACGGTTTAGATCGATCGGCGGCACCACAGTCTCCTGGCCGTACACCTCCAACAAAAGGTCCCATGTCACGCATTCAATTTTTTCGATCTGCTCTTTAGCAAGACCCATACGATTCCTCGTGTCAATTTCATAAGCCTTGGGGATAAGCCTTGGGGATAAGCCTTACGAATGTAAGAAATATTTTCAGCCAAAAACTTTTTCGGAGAATTATAAAGAATTTTCTGATTGCCACCGCAAGGTAGGAGCGTCAACTATGAGACGTCTCTGAATGTATCGACTCATGTGTCAGATACAAGCCTACAGCCTTGTGCTGTGGGCCATTGACTTAAAATCTAAAACTTTTTTTGTTTTCTTCGAATGCTTTAATAGCCAGCTCTTTTGCATCTTGCCGAACATCTTCGCTAGTTCCATAGTCAATGACCCACAGCACAAGGCTGTAGGCTTGTATCTGACACATGAGTCGATACATTCAGAGACGTCTCATAGTTGACGCTCCTACCTTGCGGTGGCCAATTGACTGTGGCCTGCTCTACAGACGCTATACGCAGTAGAGAGATGCCCACTACTGTGGGAATACCCGAATTATCGGGAACAACTCGTCTTAGGCTTTCCGCTTTCCCATATTGGGATGCCAGCCTCGGAGTTGAAGAGAAATTACAGCACGATTCATCCTTTAGCACAAGGCTAAAGGTTTTCTCGTGTCAATTTCATAAATTCATTATCCTTATTAACAAAACCATCTTCATATATGTAAATTGTACGATATTCTCTGCTTTTCATTTTTCGCTCCATTTGTGGGCTTCCCCGTTTGTTATGCCATCATTATGCCAGATTCCAACATTACCCACAATGCTTTTGTTGTGAAAAATGAAAAATCTGAGAAATCTAAATAAAATATATAATTATTTTAAGTAATCTAGTATGATGTAAGCAACCAGGAGAATTTAATGAATACGAACAAAACTTTAAGGAGCGGGAATTCCCCCACCGGTACAAGACCGGCGGTACCCTTCCCGACAACATAATGGTTTTGTATAGAAACATGGTAGATGACAGCTACTACAATGAGTCTGACCGCAGTAGAACCGTCAAACAAATGATGGACCACACCTATGCTCAATCTATCACGATCAATCAATCCTTTTGGTCAGAAGCTGACATCGATACTCGATTCAAAGTAGGCGATCAGTCCCTGTGGGATGATTACCATGGCAGCCCTCGCACTTTCCGCAACAAGCAGTATTATTTCAATCGTATCCGACGGGTATGTAACCTGATTACAGGATTCCAGAGGCGTAATCGTAAGAGTACGATAGCAATGCCAGTGGAACACAATGATGATAAGGCAGCATCGCAGTGGTCAAAGCTTCTGTTTCACACGATGAAAGGGGCAAACTGCGACGAAATGATTAGCGAAGCATTCGAGCATGGTGGCGTGACCACTGGGATGTCTTTACTTAATACATGGATCGACTACTCCAAGGACCCCGAATCGGGAGATATTCGTGTCGACCACGTCCCATATAACGCATTCCTAATAGATCCATACTTTCGTAAGAAAGACCTTTCAGATTGTAACTACCTATGGCGAAGACAGTGGTTGGGGAAGGAAGCAATCAAAGCTATCGTTCCTGAAAATATGGTAGGTTTTGTTGACTCTATGAAATCTAAAGAAAACAGAGACGGCAAGTTCCAGTTCATGGCGGAGAGCTATAACCAGGGCAGCGATCTCCTAACCTACGATGAGTATTGGTACAAGGACATGCGTAAAGCGGTGTTCCTGATTGATACCCAGTACGGACTCACAAGGGAATGGACGGGAGAGGATGAGCAACTGAAGCAATTTCAGAGTGAGTACCCTTCCCTAATTGTCAAAGATATCACGGTCCCAACTGTAAAGCTGGCGATTGTAGTAGATGGAGAGATGGTATACAACGGAGCTAATCCTCTAGGAATAGATCGCTATCCTTTCGTCCCCTTCCTAGGGTATTACGAGCCTAATATTCCCTATTTTCCTTGGAGAGTACAAGGGGTAGTCCGCAACTTGCGCGATGCTCAGTACCTGTATAACAGGCGCACGATAATAGAAATGGACATCCTTGAGAGTCAGATTAACTCAGGATTCAAATACAAACCTACAAGCATGGTTAACCCTCGCGACATCTTCATGGAAGGTCAGGGCAAGGGCATAGCAATCAAGCAAGAAGCGGATATGAATGATGTTCAGGAGATACAGCCCGGACAGATTCCTCCCTCTATGATGGCATTATCTGAGAAGCTTGGTAAGGAAATCCAAGAGATCAGCGGCGTAAATGAAGAGCTTCTGGGGTCAGCAGACGACGACAAGTCCGGGATCTTATCCATGCTAAGGCAGGGAGCAGGGCTCACAACTCTTCAAGTCCTATTTGACCAACTCGATTCTAGCCAAAAGCTACTCGGCCAGGTCTTTCAGGAGATTGTACAAAAGAATTATACATATGGAAAGATTGCACGAATTCTCGGAGAAGAGCCTGTTCCAGAGTTTGAGGACAAGACTTTCCTCAACTATGATATTCGTATTGAAGAAGGGATTAACACTTCTACTCAACGGCAAATGGCATTTGTTCAATCTCTTCATATGCGTGAGATCGGATTACCTATACCTACTAAGTACATCTTGGGCTTGGCTAATGTACAAGATAAAGACAAACTTGATGAAGCTGTTGAAGCTGAAGAACAACAGCAAGCTCAAGCTCAGCAAGCTCAGATGCAACAACAGATGGCAGTCTTTCAAGCACAAATCGAAGATCTACAAGCTAAAGCGGTCGCCAACCAGGGGCTGGGAGTGGAGCGGATGTCCAGAGTCCAGGAAAATAGAGCCTTGGCGCTTGAACGTCTCAGCCAGTCTAAAGAGAATCGCCAGCAAGCTGCTCTCGCAATGGCCAAGACTATGAAAGAGCTGCAAGGAATAGAAATCGAACAAGTGCAGCAATTACTACAAATTATACAGGTGCTCAAGGAGCAGTCAGCAGAAGATCCAACAGAAGCAGGCCCCCAAGCAGAAGAACAGAGTGAGCAGGCCAAGATGCCACAGGCGTTTGACCTTTCTATTCCCTAATTGGTTTAGGGGTTTATCAACCCGGAGGTAGCCCTCCGATTTACCAAGGAGTAAAAAATGGCTAAATATTACGGCGACATGAAGTCCAAAAAGGGCAAAGAAATGGTTTCATTCGGTGGCAGAGCCGGTCTTCCTGCTGAAGTGAAGATGAAGGATTACCCAAAGGCTGAGTATGGCATGGGTGGGTACAATGATTCACGCGAAGGAATCGATGCACTAGCTAAGAACAACCATAAGCAGGCTATGAAGAAGCCTGGTGGTCGTGGCCCAGTTTAAAAGTTCCTCTATTATGTTGTCGGGAAGGGTACCGCCGGTCTTGTACCGCCGGGGGAATTCCCGCTCCTTAAAGTTTTGCTCGTATTCACCAAAACACCTCGTTTTAGTATGCTTCTCGGCAAGACACTCGCCTAGCGAGAAACTGTTGTGGCACACTTTGTGTGAACCTGCGTTAAGTCGTAGGATGTAGAGCGTGTATCGCTAAATTGTTTCCCTGAGGGTGTAGGTAAAATCTACACCCTTTTTTTTTGCCTTACAGCTATGGTAAAAAGTGCAAGGGTGATAGTATGTAAAAAAAATAGAGAGGTGAACTCTTGAAACGTAAGAAAACAGTAGGAGAGGAAGCCATCATAAGGCTGGCCAATCCAGATGACAAACAAGAGGTCGTTGAGACCCAGAGGGAAGCAGATAAAGAGTATTTTCCTCAGATGGAGATCTGCATCCAGAATCATTCACAATGGGATAAGCCGTATTATATTGTCGTTCACCAGAAGAAAGAGCGCCTATTAGAGAATGTCATCCGTCGCTACTTCATTGGTCGCCAGTCGATGCCTACTCCCCAGTGGGATCAGACATTATGGAGATACGATCCTGGTACAGGAAATCTTCGTTTTATTTGGACACTTCCAGATGAAAATACAGCAAAATGGATGGCAGCCAACCCTAAAGAGCTGTCAGAGAACCATCACGAGCTTGTAGGATTCATCATGAGCTTCCTAAACAAGACATTATACAGAGATTTCTACCAAGAATTTCATCAAGGAGAACAAGAATGCGCCTTATCGGAATCGTCTTACTTGGACTCAGCCTCACAGGTTGTGCAGGATTCGTCGATCTTGAGTTTGGAGGAGCTATCAAAACCAAAGATCACAACCCAGTAGTTTACGAAGACTCTTGTAAAGCAGATTTACATGTGGGGAAAAGGGTATGATTTTGAGTAGAGAAGACGAGATGGAAGCCATCGCAAATGGAGTCGCTCACAAGTTTGACGGATTGACCACCGGTGAGGCGATGCAAGCGATTAAAAACGGTGTGGAAGTGGCACTTCCAAGTATAGAAATGTGGCGAATCCTAGAAGCTGTAAGTGACGGGGTAAAGGAGGCCATGTTGGAAATTAATGAAAGCAATACTACCAGAATCTAACGAATCGGTAGAAGAAATCAGCCAACTAGCCGTTGGCATATTCAGATCTACCAAAGGGGCAAAGCTCGGGTATCTATGCCGTTACTGTGCCAAAGCGCTCGGGGGAGAGTGGCCTGAACACCATGTTGCCACAACGAACAATGCACAGTGCTCTGTCTGCTTGCGTGATGCTGGAGTTGTTGCTCCTAGTGACTGGCAACTCAATGAAAATGGCCAGCGGTACAAAGTTTCAATCTTAGAGTGGGATTAACATGAAAGAAAAAAGTATAGACCTAACATACGTAATCATCCGCACATATTCCGCAGGAGTACATGCTTGAGGGCATTCCAGTCTGGAGTGCTTGGGACTCCGAAGAAAATGCTTAATCTTGACGGCGACGGCTCAGGCGACGGCTCAGGCGACGGCGACGGCTCCGGCTCCGGCTACAGCACAGGATATAGCACAGGATATAGCGTAGGCTACGGCGACGGCCACAGCAACGGCGCAGGCGATCTTCCGGGCTCTGGCTCTGGCTCTGGCTACGGCAATAGCGCGGGCGACGGCTTCGGCGATGGCTATGGCGCGGGAGACGGAAACGGCTTCGGCTACAGCGCGGGCGACGGCGATGGCAACGGCTTAAACTACGGTGGTCAAATACTCCTAGGACAAGGCTAGTGGTTTAGTAAAGACGAACAAAACTTTAAGGAGCGGGAATTCCCCCACCGGTACAAGACCGGTGGCAACACTCTTCCCGACAACATAATGCTTAATTTTGACGGCTGCGACTATGGCTCTGGATACGGATCCGGCGACGGCTCCGGCTGCGTCTCTGGCTCTGGCTCCGGCGACAGCAACAGCAACGGCTACGGCTACGGCTCGGGCGATGGCTATGGCGATGGCTCTGGCGATCTCCCGGGCTCTGGCGACGGCTCCGGCTCTGGCTCTGGCTCTGGCTCCGGCTCCGGCTCTGGATACGGCTACGGCTCCGGCTCTGGCTCTGGCTCTGGCTAAGGCTCCGGCAATCAAATACTCCTAGCACAAGGCTAGGGGTATTGTGAAGACGAACAAAACTTTAAGGAGCGGGAATTCCCCCACCGGTACAAGACCGGTGGCAACATTCTTCCCGACAACATAATGCTTAATTTTGACGGATACGGCTCCGGCTCACGCTACGGCTCTGGCTACGGCTACGGCTACGGCGACGGCGACGGCTCTGGAGACGGCTACGACTACGGCTCTGGCTCCGGCTCCGGCTCTGGATACGGCTACGGCTCTGGAAACGGCTCTGGCTACGCCGACAACAACGGCTCCGGCTCACGCTACGGCTCTGGCTACGGCTCGGGCGATCTCCCGGGCTCGGGCGCTGGCGAAGACGACGGCGACGGATACGGCTTCGGCTCCGGCGACGGCAATCAAATACTCCTAACACAAGGCTAAAGCCTTGTGCTGTGGGTCATTGACCCTGTACTGGTTCTTACGGCTGTGGATTGTTCTTTTGAACATACTCTTCAAGCGCCTTCATCACACCATTTTGGAATCTTTTTAAGATTTCTTTGTGAAATTGACACGAGAAAACCTTTAGCATTGTGCTAAAGGATGAATCGTGCTGTAATTTCTCTTCAACTCCGAGGCTGGCATCCCAATATGGGAAAGCGGAAAGCCTAAGACGAGTTGTTCCCGATA